ATTACGAATATTGGTTTAGTGGCGAAGACTATTACAACAAAACATTTAAAAACACGAAACAATGATAGAACTAATAAAAGAAATAATAGAACAAGACGGACTTGCACAGAAAAACCGAAAACGTGAAATAGTACACAGGCGAATTTATTTGTTCAGAAAGCTGCGCGAAGACGGACACACACTTAAAGGAATAGGAAACCTGTTTAATATGAACCACGCAACAATTTTACACGGTTTAAAAACTTACCAGGACTTAAGCGATGTAAACGACAAGTTATTTTTACACGACATAGAATACTACAAGTTGCTTTTGAGTTTAGAACTTCCAGAACTTGATTTGCGTAAAGAAATAAAAGAAGCAAAGAACTTAAAAGACTTGCGTAAAATTCAGTTAAGAATAAAAAATAAATTTTATTAACTTTAAACAAAAAAAAATGATACAAATAAAAGACGAATTTAAAAAATTAATACCAGCACTAACAGTTGAAGAATTTAAACAACTTGAACAAAATTGTTTAGACGAAGGAATACGAGAAAAAATAATAACTTGGAACGGGTTTATAATTGACGGACACAACCGTTATGAAATTGCTACACGTTGGAATTTAGAATACGAAACTGAAAGTAAACGTTTTAAAGACGAAAACGAAGTTAAAGAATGGATGATAAACAACCAATTTGGTAGAAGAAATTTAAGTAACTACCAAAGAAGTGTTTTAGCATTGGAACTTGAAAGCGTGTTTAGTGCAAGGGCTAAGGAACAACAAGTTAGAAAGCCAGAATCTGTTATTCAGATATCTGAAGAACAAAAGCCAATAGTAGCAATAAAAGAAATAGCAAAAGTTGCAAATGTTTCACACGACACAATAGCAAAAGTTAAGAAAATACAAGCGGTTGCAACACCTGAAATAAAAGCAAAATTAAGCACAGGAGAAGTAAGTATTAACCAAGCATACCAAGACATAAAAAAAGAAGAAAAAAAAGAAGAACAAAAAGTTAAAAAACAAGAATACGAAGTTCGAGTTGAGACAGTTACTAAAAATGAATTTAAGGTAGATATATTTAATACTGAAAATAAATTTAGAATAATATACGCAGACCCAGCTTGGAGTTATAACGATAAACAAGATACCGCACAACTTGGTGGTGCTGCTAAACATTACGACACAATGAGTGTAAGTGAAATTTGTAGTTTGCCTGTTAAAGAAATTAGTGAAAAAGATAGTGTTTTATTTTTATGGGTGACTTCACCTTTATTAGAAGATGCTTTTACTGTTATTAAAAGTTGGGGTTTTAAATACAAAACTTCTTTTGTTTGGGATAAAGTAAAACACAATATGGGACATTATAATTCAGTAAGACACGAATTTTTATTAATAGCTACAAAAGGCAGTTGTGTTCCAGATAATAAAAAACTTTATGACAGCGTACAAATAATTGAAAGAAACAATAACCACAGCGAAAAACCTATTGAATTTTTAAATATTATTGACGACATTTATACTTATGGAAACAAATTAGAAATGTTTTGTAGAAACATAAAAAAAGACAAGTGGTATGGTTGGGGAAATGAAATATAATTTATTATGACTGAAAATTATAAAGAAATGTTACAAAAAGGACTTGAATATCAAGACTTTGTAACTGATGTATTAATTAATGAACTTGGAATAGCTTTAAGTTCTTATGGTTCAACAAAATATCAATATACAAAAGGCGAAAACAAACAAGGTTTTGAAATTAAGTTTGACGACAAATATAAAGATACAGGAAATATTTATATTGAAATTGCAGAAAAAAGCAACGCAGTAAACTTAAATTTTGTTAATTCAGGTATTTTTAGAAATGATAATACTTGGCTTTATTTAATTGGAAATTACAACGAAATTTTTATTTTTTCTAAAAATCACTTAAAATTAATGTACGAAAGTAAAAAATATAAAGAAGTTGAAACTGCAACAAGTAAGGGAATTTTAATTAACAAAATAAACGCTGAAAAATATTGCATTAAAAAAATTATTATTTAAAATTAATTATTATATTTGCATCTGTACTCGTCTAACATTATAAGTACAAAAGGAATTATTACCCTTGTTTATGAAGTTGAAGTTAGACGCAACGGATTTTACAAGGGTATTTTTATTTAAAAAAATTAGTATGGCTGAAGAAAAAAAAGGGTTTATATTGTATAGTGACATAATACATACAATAGAAAAGTTAACCGATGAACAAGCAGGTGTTTTGTTTAAACATATTTTAAAATATGTAAACGATGAAAACCCAACTTGCGAAGACTTAATAACGGAAATAGCATTTGAACCAATTAAACAAAGTTTAAAACGTGACTTGTTAAAATGGGACGATAAGAAACAAAAACGTAGTGAAGCAGGAATAGCAGGAGCAACAAAAAGATGGCAAAATATAGCAAACGATAGCAAACGCATAAAACCGATAGCAAACATAGCTGTAAGTGTTAATGATAGTGTTAATGTAAATGTAAAAGATATATATAGGAGCTTCGCTCATTTGTCTATTTCTGAAGACGAAGTAAAAAAGTTATTAGATAAACATACAATTACACAAATAAACAACGTTTTAAACGACATTGAAAATTACAAGCAAAATACTAAATATAAAAGTTTATATTTAACGGCAGTAAAATGGCTACAAAAAAACGAACCAACAACCGAAGGTATTTCACCTGAAGAAATAAAAGCAAGAAAATATGGATATATTAACTAACGGTTCAGCACTTGACTATTTATTGAACTACAGAGACGGTAAAATAAAACACGGTTTAGAACTTGGAAACGGACTAGACGACTATTTAAAATTTAAACGTAAGCAAGTAAACATAATTTTAGGACACGACAACGTAGGTAAAACTTATTTTATAAATTGGTATTTTTTAGCACTTGCATTAAAGCACAAATTAAAATTTATTATTTGGAGCGGTGAAAATCAACACGGACAAATTTTGCGAGACTTAATACAAATGTACGCAGGAATAAATTTCAAACAATTAACACACGATGAAATAAGAAACTATTCAGCTTACTTGGAACAATATTTTACATTTGTAAAAAACGACAGGTTATATAAACACGAAGAATTATTTAAAATATTTGAACAAAGCGAATGCGATGTTGCACTAATAGACCCATTTACCGGACTTGATAGGAATATGACTTACGAAGGTAACTACCAATTTATGAATGCAGCACGTCAATTTGTAAACAAAACAGGAATGACAATTTACATAAACACGCACCCGAATACTGAAAGCGGAAGGAGTTCTAATATTTATACTGAAGGAGACTTTAAAGGACATTTAAAAGCACCGTTAAAAGACCACGTAGAAGGTGGCAAAGCGTTTACAAATCGTTGCGACGATATGATAGTTGTACACAGACTAATAAAACACGATGTTATGAAATTTGTAACTTGGGTTTCTACTGAAAAAATTAAAGACATAGACACAGGCGGAAAACATACTGGACTAAATGACCCTGTTTATTGCGAATACAATTACGGTTTAGGTTTTAAAGTTTACGGAAAAGACGTAATTTCGGAATTTAGACCAACAAATAGTATTAACTTAAAACCTTTTTAAAATGAAAGTAGCTTGGTTTAGTTGTGGAGTAACAAGCGCAGTAGCTTGTAAACTTGCAGTAGATGAATACGGAAAAGACAACGTTGAATTATTTTATATTGTTATTAATTCAGCGCACGAAGACAACGAACGATTTATTTTAGATTGCGAAAAATGGATTGGTAAAAAAATAAATAAAATTCAATCAAAAAAATTTAAAGACCAGTTTGAAGTAATTGAAAAAATTAAATATGTAAACGGAGTTAATGGAGCGCCTTGCACTTTGCACTTAAAAAAAAATGTAAGGTTTGCAATTGAAAAAAGCAATAATTTTGACGGACAAATATTTGGTTTTGAATTTGAAAAAAAAGAAATAAATAGAGCAATTAGATTTAGTCAACAATATCCTAACGTTAAACCTTTGTACCCGTTAATTGATAGAAAAATAACTAAAAGTCAATGTGCAGAAATTTTGTTAATTAACGGAATTAAACTACCTAAAATGTATGAGTTAGGTTTTCATAACAATAATTGTATTGGGTGCGTTAAAGGTGGTAAAGGTTATTGGAACCACGTCAAAAAACACTTTCCAGAAACATTTGAAAAAATGAGTAATTTAGAACAAAAAATTGGAGCGACTTGCATAAAAAATAAATTTTTAAAAGATTTAAAACCTAATGAAGGAAAACACGAACCGCCAATAGTTCCAGACTGCGGTACTTTTTGCGAAATAGAATTTGCAGATATTATTGACAAAAACACGGAACGAGTATTAAACGGATATACAACTATGAAACAACTAAAACTTTTTTAAAATGGAACTTGAACTATTGAGCAGTAGAATAAACTTAAACCACACTTGTTTAAAATTACAAGTAAGTATAGACGACATAAAAACGAAACACCCTAACCGAACAGATTTAATAAGTTCAATGGAGCAAAGTTTGTACGAAATAAAAAAAGCAATGGTTGTTTACCAAACGTTAGAAAAAGAATTTAGAGCGACAAGACAAATTAACTTTGATTTACAACACATAAATTTAGAATTAAAACAGGATGTAAAAGACTTAAAAAAAATTATAGAATTTAACAACGCGGAACTTTGAAAACACGAACTAAAAAATGTTTTAACTGCAAAGAAGAATTTACACCGTTCAGCACCTTACAAAAGTTTTGTTTAAAAAACGAATGTATAAAAGCAATGGTTGAAATACAAAAGTTAAAGGAATGGAACAAGAACAAAAAAAAGTTAGTTGAGAACTTAAAAACCGCAAATGACTATTTAAAAATAGCGCAACAGGTGTTCAATAAATTTATTCGTGTTCGTGACGCTGGATTAAATTGTATTTCGTGCAACAAACCTTGTAAAAAAGAAAATGCAGGACATTATTACTCACAAGGTGGACACAGTAACGTAAGGTTTGACGAAGACAACGTACACTTGCAATGCGAAGCGTGTAACACTTATTTAAGCGGTAACTTACTTAACTATCAAATAGGTATAGAAAAACGAATAGGAGCGCAAAGATTAATGGAGCTTCAGGCGAAAGCACACGATGTAAAAAAATGGACAAAAGACGAACTAAAAGAATTAATAGAAATTTATAAAAAAAAATTAAAATAGTTGTTTATTAAATAACTTTATTTATATTTGCATATATTATTAACTTAAATTATTTAACTATGAAACATTTATTTAAAAGTTTAGCAGCGTTCCAACAAGAAGTTCCTGTTATTCACAAAGCAACACAAGGTTACGGTTACACCTATGCAGACTTACCGAAAATCTTTGAAGTAATTAACCCACTACTAAAAAAACACGGTTTAGGGTTTACACAACTAATTAACGGAACACAAATTGCAACTTGTTTATTTCACGTTGAAAGCGCAGAAAGTATTGAAAGCAAAATTGATATTCCACAAGGAGTAATTTTAAAAGGTATGAACGAGTTCCAAGTTTTAGGTAGTGCAATAACTTATTTAAGACGTTACGCATTAAGTTCGATGCTTGGTTTAGTTACGGACAAAGACACAGACGCTTCTGGAGAACAAGTAAAACACGAACCAAAAAAGTCTACAATAGACAACGCACGTTTTCAAAAAGCTATTGACGCAATTAGCAAAGGAGAATATACAGTTGAAGAACTAACAACAAAGTTTAGTTTAACACCTGCACAATTAAAAACGTTAGAAGTATGAAAATACGTTGTTCAGCATTGGGGCGGTTAATGACCGCTCCACGCACCAAGACCGAGACATTAAGCAAAACAGCAAAGAGTTACATCCAAGAACTTGTTTTAGAACACAAATACGGAATTAAAAAAGAGTTTAGTTCACGTTACACCGACAAAGGTTTACAATGCGAAGACGAAGCAATAAGTTTAGTAAACGATGTTTTGGGTTTAGGGTTTATATTCAAGAACGAAGAACATTTTAACAACGAATGGATTACAGGAACACCCGACGTAAACACGAATGAAATTTTATTAGACATAAAATGCAGTTACGAAGCACACACGTTTCCGTTCTTTGAAGACGAAATACCTACAAAAGATTACTACTATCAATTACAGGGTTATATGTGGTTAACAGGCAAGACCGAAGCACTACTTTGTTATTGTTTAGTCAATACTCCGTTAGAAATAGTTGAAGACGAAATACGCAGGGAACATTGGAAACAATTTAAAATTGACGAAGACGCAGAAATTAGAGAATACGTAGAAAAGAAACATAACTTCGACCACCTTCCAGAACAAACAAAAGTAAAAGTGTTTAAAATTGAACGAGATGAAACAGTAATTTGGGAAATACAAACAAAGGTTGAAGAAGCAAGAATTTATTTTAACAGTTTAATTGAAGCAATATGATTCGCTATAATACTCTATGATATGAAAGCAATACTTGAATTTAATTTGCCTGAAGACAAAGAAGATTTTGAATTTGCAAACAAAGGAGTTAATTATTATTCAGCATTGTGTGAGTTTGACAATTGGTTAAGAAGCGAATACAAGTACAACGGTAACGAAGCAATGTTTGAAGTAAGGGAAAAACTAAACGAATTTATTAACGAAAACAACGTGAAAATATGAAAGAAAAAACAATAGCAATTATTATTTGGATAGCAATTTATGGTTTTGCTGCCGTTGGTATTTACAATTTATTTAATTGGTTG